AGCTCGCTCCCTCTATCCCGAAGCGAAGGTAACGCCTCTTCCTGATGCCATTGTTCCGTCTGTCCTCATTGAAACAGCCCCACCAGCGGACGCTAGTGAGGCTGTGAAGGCATTAGGAGGAGAACTGCGGATTACGTACCAGCTTCCCAGCTTAGAAGCGCCCTAAGGTGCTTCCACTTAGCCAACTCCTTCTCGTGATAGGTTTCCCACTCGCTAATAGCTTCGCTTAGTCCCTTGATGGCAACGGCAGGATCGTCGTCCGTAAGAAGCTCTTGAAGAGCCTCAGAGATATGATCCACTTGTTGCTTGTACCACTGGTCTTTAAAGCCGTCCATGGAAGGAAAGACAAGAGCCCTTAGCTTAGCTGGTTAAACCACTTCCACCCAACCAATCATGCCTAAAGCTTTGGCGCTTAAGCTGCTGTCCACAGTAAGAATCAAAGTGTCACTTTGGCCAGATGCGTTTTGCCCAAGCGCTAAACGAATGGCTTCTGCAACTGCGTAGTTATTGGCGCTGCCTTGGCTAACAAAGCCCGAATCAATGACAGTGCCTCCCGACGCAGTGCCACTCGTCGTCACTTCTACGTTGCCCCTACCATTATTGGCAGCGCTCCAAGTAACGCCAGAAAGCGTAGGATTCAACCGTAATCGCCATAACACCACATCGCTAGAAGCAGTGGTAGTAGAAATCCTCACGGGAAGAATGACATTACCAGTGCGACCACTGGCCATGCGGATGCCAGCAGTGATGCGCTCGCCAGAAGCATTGGATACCGTTGAAAGATCGTGCCCCACTGAATAAATGGCACCATCTGGCTCGTAACCGCCTTCACTCAGTAAGCTGCAACACACATGCTTCATTGTTGCCGAAGATGCTTGAGCGGAAGCATTGTGAATGCGATAGGACAATGGCAGAATAGCCGTTGTCATATAGACACTATCCAATGCATTGAAATGTTCAAACTCATGGCAATAAACTATTTCTCCGTCAATAACAAAGCCACACCTAACACGTCCCACTCCTAACCATTCCAAGTCGGTAGTAAAGATTTGTGCCTTAGCAAAGTTAAGTGAAGAAAGCGTGTCAATATTCCAATCGCTTTGATTCACTACGTCTTCATTGACTGTGCCAGATGCATAACTTCTGACAACGAATTGCACCGTGGTGCCACTAGCGCGTAGCATCACACCATTCTGATCATTGAAAATCCCCACTTCCTGAATGAGACCAGAAGCAAGCGGAGCGCCAACAAAACTTTGCAAAAGCATCATGCTTTTGCCCGCCTGATACGGAAAGTTTTGCTTAGTACGACGAAGAACCGTGTCTCCCGACGCAGTGGTGGTACTCATTGCCACACTGCTTTGATGCGTTAAGAATGTAGAAGTGCCACTACCAACAATAATGTCAAACCATTGATCAGGACGTTTGTCATAGCGCATTGTGCTATCAAAAAGCGTATAAGGAGCACTTGTCCGCTGCCTGCCAAATGCATCTACAGCTCCACTATCAGGGCCTTTTTGTAAAATCTTTCCACGATAATCTGCTTCAATATGAGTTTCAAACTGTTCACCGCCTGCAATAATTTGTCCCATGACAATTCTGTCTTTCTTGTATTGTAGGAGCAAAAAGAAAGGGCCTTTCGGCCCCGTTCTTTATTTACCTTGTCCGCGCATTTTCTTGCGGCCATGACTTGGTTTGCTGTTTTTACCTTGTCCCTGAGCAGATTTTTTAGGTTTGCCAGGCGTGAACAGCTTTTGCCCGCTGATGCCGATTTTGCTTTTTGCCGCCATGGAAAGACGATGAAAACAAAAGCTTAGCTATTCCAGGGCAGGCCGGTGCCAGTGGTGGGCGCTTTTTGCTGGTCAATTTGAGCTTGGAGAGCGGCTTCGATCTCATCCACTTTCTCCTCTTATAGGGAAGCTGCATGCCTACTTCATGGCGATTTTGCTCGTTTTTCGTAAGAAAAACACTCTGCCGTTAATTAATCTCCATGATTGCAAAAATGGTCTTTGTTAGTTTAGACGATGATCAGCCCTATCAAAGTACGGGCATTTCGTATTCCTTGGTCGTATTACAGTAATGCTTGAAAATAATCTCACTTGTATTGCCCGCCCATAATGCCACTTGCGGCACTGGGATGCCAGCTTCAATCCAACGGCTAATGGCGGTATGGCGACAGTCATATGGACGATACAAATGAGAGATTATTTCTCCTTCATGTAAGGGCATGAGTTTCTTCCTAAAGTAACTTTGAAAAGCAAGCCTATCCCATGGGAAAATGTATTCATTATTTTGCGACAACTCGGCAAGCATTTCTTGGCAGCGACTATTCAAAGACACCCAGCGACGCTTGTTAGTTTTAGTGCTGTTCTTTAGCCCATGGGTGAGAGTATAGTTTGAATGAACGAGAATTTTATTATCTTTTATATCAGCCCATTTCAGCGCCCTCACTTCTCCAGTGCGCATTGCAGTTTGCAACATAAATTCTGTATAAATTGACCAATTAACATTGCGATAAGCATGCTTTGCTTCTAATGCGGCCAACACTAATCCGGTTTCATTCCTGGGAATAACAACAATTTCCTCATCCCGCTGAGGGGCTTTTGGCATTTTAAAACTCGCCAGTGGATTCTTGTCAATAATATTCACGTCCTCTTGAGCTGCCCAGCGATACATTGTCTTCACATACATTGCCACGCGGCGAGAAGAAAGCACCGGCTTTTCTCCTAGAGTCCAAATCATTATTTTGCGAGCATCGTTAATATTTTGGATGGGGCAACGTGCAAGCCATTTTTCTACTTGCCTATAGTCAGAAGTGAGACTAGTAGCGCATAAAGAAATGGAGCGCTCTTCCATGAAGGCGCCCCAGAGTTTAGAGAGAGTGGTCATGGTCATTAGAGAAGACCAGCCAATGTACCAGGATTAATCTTGGTTGTCAAGCATGGAAACGAAGGTGACTACTGGGCTTGGCTGAACTATCCGGAAATTCCAGATAGTTCAACTTGTAAGGGCTGGTTACACGTTCGCCAGCCCTCGCAGTGAGTAGGGTTACTTGGCCTCAGCGGACCAACCATTCCTCAACGGAATCGCTGATGTCGCGCATCTTGATCCAACGGCTGCCGGTGGGCTGACCCTTGCGGATGCGGAGTTTGCCCATCAAGCCAACGCAGTCCCATTCGGGGCGGTCCTCGCGGGAGATGTATTCCGCATCAGGGTCGTAGGCGGGGTTGAGCTGGCGATCACCGTTTTCATCCAAGATGTAGCTGCCATAGTCATCGCGCAGATATTTACCAACCCATTTATTCCACGCAGCATCTCCAACCACGCTGGGGTTGCCAGAGATCACACCGATGGGATCCTCTCCAGCAAGGGTTGGTCGGATTTTGTCGCCATCTAGGACAACGCTGATGCCGCGACGATCTTGCTCATCAGGGTTGCCATCACTCCACTCAAAATATTCGGCATAGTCAGCACCTCCACCTGTCCAAGCTCCGTCGCAAAGACCATTGCCATCGCCACGAAGTAAAAATTCGGTGTCCGCAAAGCTGCCGCTATAAGCTTGAATATGCGCGTAAGCGCTATTAGCGGCACGAACACAATCAATCTCAACAACGGGCCTATCGTAACTGCTGCTAAAGTTCTTAAGAATTACAGTAGTTTCTCCATTGTGGTTGCCAATCAGCTCGTGAAAAATGCCGGTGGAGGCGACATATGTCGCAGAATTGGCAGAGGCTTTTAGTGCTCCTTTTTCATTTATCCTCATCCGCTCCGTGCCATTAGTCGAGATGGCTACTTGGTCTGTGCCAGGAGAATATAAACCATTGTCCGAAGAGCCAACAGCAAGTGCAGGAGAAGCTGCGCTGCCATTCGGCATCACCAACGCTCCAGTCATCGTATCGCCAGTGACATTTACAAACTCACCAGCTTCACTGCGCCATGCACTGCCGTCCCAAATCTTAAATACATAAGTGCCGCCACTGGTATCAAGCCATTGTTCTCCCAAAGAATTACCAGCAGTGCCGCCACTTGCAGGCACGGCATTAGGAGCGCCGCTACCCACATGCACGGGCCCCACTTTGACCAAGCTTCCATTGCTGTCCTTAAAGAACATACCAGGACTACCACTTGCATAGTTAATGGCCACTTGACCATCAACCATAGAAGCAGGATTAGGACGCTTATTAAGCGTTGATGAACGCAGATGCTGAAGAACACCAGCCATGATTAAAGCCTTTCGGAATTACAGAAGACTAATAAGTCTTTCGCAATTCTAAAAGGCTTTATTTGTCATTGATTAGAAAGTTCCTTCATCAATGGTGGCGTCAATGGTGCCGGCGGAGAAATTGCCGCTACTGTCACGGGCAACAATTGCGCTTGCAGTGTTGGCGCTAGTAGCAGTGGTAGCGCTGTTACTGACTTTTCCTGCAGTGGAAATCGTATTCAGCTTGGTATCAGCAATGCTGCCAGCAAGCATCGTATTGGTAACAGTGCCGGTATCTCCAGTGGTAATGACAGTGCCAGTGGTATCTGGCAGTGTCACCACTTTATCGGAGGTGGCATCAGCAGCAGTGAGTTGAATTTCAAAAGCGTTATCAGTGGCACCTTCAAACAGCAGCGTACCAGTATTGCCGATGACCACTTCACCAGTGATTGTGCCGCCAGCTTTAGGAAGGGCAGCATTAGCAAGGTCATAAGCACTCTTCACTGCAGTGGCAGTAGCAGCAAGAGAAGAGCTAGTTGTGCTCGTGCTATCAGTGAGCTGAACGCTTCCCCTTACGCTTGTTGATGCATCGGGGATAGAAATAACGGGAGTAGTTGAGCCGCTGACAACAGTGAGTGGAGAATTAACGCTCACTGACAACACAGTACCACTGGCAGGAGTGGCCCAATGAACGCCTGGTCCAAAGGCTGAATTAGCCGTCAATACTTGCCCGTTAGTACCAATGGCCTGCTTGACCAACGTGGTGCCACTTGCAACAAGAATGTCGCCTTTTGTATAAGTGCCAGTGCCAGTACCACCGTAAGCAACAGCTAAAATACCACTTGCAACATTACTAGCATTGCGACATTCAGTGCTAACTTCTTCTAATGCAGCTTGAACATTGGTGCTGCTTATATTAGCAGCAGGCGTGAACGCAACGTTAACTGCAGCTTGTGCCGTGTAAGTGGAGCTAACGTCCACTTCAGTCCATGCAGTGCCATTGCAAAGCAGAATATCAGGCGGTTGCAAAGCAGTGGCAGGAGCAGGGGCCACGCCGGTGCCTCCACTTTCCACTACCACGTAATAACGATTAAACGTAGCAGAGGGGGTAGGAAGCGGCTGGCCAATTGACAAGCCAACAGCGGCACCGTCACTACTTGTGCTGGCAATGATATTGCCGCTTGCATTGTAAGTGCCGCCAAAAATAATCTCACCAACTGAAATGCCAACTGGATTCCAAACGTTTCCATCCCACAGATAGAGATCTTTCTCCAATGGATTGAAGAAGAATTGTCCAATAAAATCTGCAGACGGCAATGCTTCGCCAAATTGACTAACGCTGTAGTTCGCCAAATTAGATGCCCGAACTGCATCTTCTCCAATGAAGCCACTGCCAAATGTGCCAGTGGTAATCTTCGACGCGGGCAGTCCTGGAATGTCGTCGGCTACTAAAGCAGTTTCCCCTGCGCTGATGTGCCCCTCTTCATCAACAGTGACTTTGTAATAAATGCCAGAGGCTACGCTATTGGCATGGTTGAAGATGCCACTGACAGTGACTAAACCAGTGCCAGCTTGAGCTACGCCAAGAGCGCTAGTTGTTGCCTTAGGAAGATCGCTTGCAGAAATGGCGCGAAATGTAGGCGCGGCATCACTGTTTCCACTTGCAGGACCAGCAAAGAACCGAGAAGCTACTTGCGTGTTTAGAGAAGGAACAATGGAAGCACTGAATGAATCAGGGTAGGACGTAGTAAAGCTATAAACAGTGTCTCCAGAAACGACAGTTGTGACAAGGCCTGTTTGACGTTGCCATACACTGCCTGTCCAAGTGTATTCATAGCCGTCGCTGGTATTGAACCATTGTTGACCAATGAAAGATCCATTACCAATTGGCGAAGAGCCGGCTACTACTGCAGCAGAATTATCCGCTAACTTAACGGCCGTTACGCCGCTATCCGCAATTTTGGCAGTAGTAATAGCACTATCGAGAATCTTGGCAGTTGTTACGGCACTATTGGCAATGGTGGCAGCGAATGCTCCAGTGCCAGTACCAGTGACATCTCCAGAAAGCGTGATTGTTTGATCGCCTGTATTGGTGCCAGTGGAAGTACCAGAGAAGCTTCCGTTCTGAGTGGCAAGCGTGCCAAGGCCAAGCGTTGTGCGAATATCGGCAATCGTTGCATCGTCAAGAATCGAACGTGCCGCTGAAGTGCAGGCAATTTCTTCTACGGTGCCGCCGCTGGCAGATGAACGTCCAAGAATGACATCGCTTGTTGTAGTAGCTTGAATCTTTGCGTAAGACACTGCATTGTCAGCTAGTTTTGCAGTGGTGACGCCACTATTGACAATCTTGGCAGTGCTTACGGAATCGCTAGCAAGTTTTGCCTGTGTAACATTTGCATCAACGATCTTGTCAGTTGTGACGCCACTATCAGCAATCTTTGCAGTGGTAATTGCAGAATCAGCAATATTGGCAGTGACAATGGAAGAAGAATCATAATCTCCGCTGCCAACTGTATTTTTTACAGCTAACGAGCCAAGTCCAAGAGTGGTGCGCTGAGCGCTTGCATCTGCGTCGTCAAGGATGGCGCGACCAGCAGCAGTGATTGTGGAAATTGCGTAAGTGTCAGAAGCAGTGGTGTAAATGATTTGACCAGATGCCGTGGTCAGTCCTGCAATTGATGCCAGTGCAGCATCATATGCTTGCACGTCAGTACCAATGGCAAGGCCAAGATTTGTGCGTGCCCCAGAGGCAGTAGAAGCTCCAGTGCCACCATCTGCAACGGCAAGGTCAGTAATGCCACTAATGACGCCACCATTGATTGTCGCGTAAGTGATTGTGCCGCTACTGAGCACTGCTGTGCCGCCTGTAATGTCCACGCCAGAAGCAGCTTGAACAGCGATGGAGCCAAGGCCAAGCGTGGTGCGCTGAGCAGCAGCATCCGCATCATCAAGCAATGCCCTACCTGCCTCTGTAAGCGTGATGGCTTCTACATTGCCACTACCAGCACTGGCTCTACCAAGCAGCACGCCAGATGCCACTTGCTGGATTTTGGCAAACGTAACTGCATTGTCCGCAATGTCGGCAGTGACAATTGACCCACTTGCATAGCTTCCCGATGGGATGGAAGAAGCAGTGATGACCGTGCCAGTTAAATCTCCCGATGTAAGAGAAAGCTTGCCGATGGTAACCGAACCAGAGGCAAGCTTGTCGGCAGTAACGCCACTATCAACAAGATTAATTGTTGCCACTGCGCTAGCAGCAAGCTTCGCCTGAGTGACGCCAGAATCAATGATATTGACGGTCGCTACTGCATTTGCAGCAAGTTTCGCTTGTGTAATGCCACTCGCAACTAGCTGAGCAGTGTCAACGCTTCCGCTGGCCATCTTGGCCAATGTCACCGCACTATTGACAATGTTGATGGTATCAATAGATCCGCTGGCCAGCTTGACTTGCGTAATGCCACTATCTACAATGTTGACAGCGGCCACTGCATTAGCAGCAAGCTTTGCCGTGGTAACGTTTGCATCAGCAATCTTTGCAGTGGTCACTGCGTCATTATTGATTTTGCCAGTGGTAATAGCAAGATCTTCAATGAGGGAAGTGCTAATCGTATTACCAGTGGCGACAGCGCCGAGAGAAAGCGTTGAACGTGCCGTTGCTGCATCTGCATCGTCCAACAGGGAACGAGCAAATGAAGTGCAAGTGATTTCTTCAATATTTCCCGCGCCTGCACTGCTTCTTCCTAAAAGTCGATCAGTGGCACTTACTTGTTGAATCTTGTCGTAAGTGAGAACGTTCGTTCCAATGGCGGCAGCACCAAGTTTGGCTACGCTTGCTTGGTTGATTTTAGAAATATCCAGCGTCGAAGCATCTGCAAGATTAAAGCCTGCTTGAATCAGGCTCTTCACTTGTACTTTCTTTGTCTGACTAGCACTTACATCTGCAATAGGCAGCACGTCATTAGACGATACGCCTCCCTGAGGAAGTTCTACAAGCTCCGTAATTCTTTGATCAGCCATTGCAGGAAGGTGCGGGTCTCAATACAGTCTAGTCTTAAACGATATTAGCTATTATCAGTCGGTGATTTCCTTAAGCAGATAATCAAGACCCTGCTCAAGATAGATGGCGTCATTATCTTCCTTGAGGATATATTCTGGTGGCACTCCCACGCGAAGCTTGAATTCGCCAGTAGTAACAAAATCAATTGAACATGCAACTAAAGCATCGGAAGTGACTGTCACTCCCGCTCTCGTAACTACTGCTTCAATGTCGTAGTAGACTTCTTCCCTAAAAGAAGCAGATTGATCAATGGAAGAGAGAGAAAGGAGCGCCTTAAAATTGCTGCCAACGTCTAATCGGTTGATCACTTGCAGCAGGAATAGCGGCACGTCTTCATTGCCTGTCGTTTCGTAACTAAACAAGCATTCAATGCTTCCATTGCCACTAAGTAGTCCAGCCGAATATTGCTGCTTAAATCTGTCAGACAGGCTAGTCGTTTCCATCGCTGCCCTGTCCGTATTAATTTCAAAAGAAGTGACAGAACCAAGTGTGTTATATCTAGTGTCCCTCACTCCCACTGTTATTTCAATGGGCTCTCCATAAAAGGCAGCAAGTTCATATTCATCTGCCCTTTCATTGTTAATTGCATCATTGAAATTCTCGAATAAGCGTACGCCGCCCACTCTGTTGATATTCGCATATACACGGGCGTTATCAGAGAAAATATAATCGCCTAGTCTGAACTCATCATATCCCTCAGGCGGCAAATCTGAGCTAGTCGTGATATTGTCATCATCCCAGCCGGTAAGTCCAGCCGTACTTCCCGATGCCCACACCACTTCGCTATAGCCGTCTACTGGCTCTCCTGGAATGCTCCAAAACGATGGAGGAAGAAAAAGAAGACCACGCGGATCCTCCGTCGTAATCTCAAGCAGATCTCCAGTGATTAAATTGTCGTCGCTTCCTTCAAAGCTAAATCTGTTTAAAGTTGTATTAACATCATCGGGAGAGACAATGGCAGTGAAAGTATTTTCACCACCACGCTGTAGCTTGATTGCGCCTGTATGGCCAACAAAAAACGTCATCTCGCTACAGCCTTAATTATTCCATTGTATCTATGCCCAAAATCAGGTGGTGCCAGTGAGCACGACGGAAGTAAGGGGACCATCAACGGTGAAATTAAACGATACTGTCGTCAGTTCGTCAGTGGAGGAAGAAATACTGGCGCTGTTAATAAAAGCATTGCCCGTAAATGTTTGACCAGTGCCCACTTCAAAAGTGAGGGACACGCGATCACTATCAGTGATGGCGCCAGTCTTTGCAATGCGCTCCAGAAGATTGGTTGTGTCTGTTGTATCGCCATTGTAATACGACAGGGAAGCGCTACCAGTGGCACTAAACAAGCCAGGCGTAAAGGTATTAGCAGTATCACCCAGAGAAGTGGTATCCAGCATATTGACGGACGTATCAAGCGTCCAATTCTTTACCTTGGAAACTTCGCTTCCACCAAGGCGAAGCTTGCCAGTGCGACCAGTGTAAAAAGGCATTGCTCTAAGGCTTTTGTTTTAATACTAGCAAAATTCTAATTGCTTAACCAATGATCTTGAATAGACCTGGATCTTGTCGTGCAATTAATGATCTAGTTTGACCATTCGATTCTTCGCATGGATGTTCTATTGCCTTGATTGTCACTTCCCCTTCTTCGCTCATCTCCACTTCAGTTACGCGAAACACTCGTTTTTGAGTGAGCAATGAGCCCAGTACGAATAGCCATCCTTTGTATTGAGCCAACGCAGGCGCTTGGCCATTAGAAACAGCGATGGAAGTAAGGCGAGCAGTGGTTGACGCACCATCGTAAACTAACACAGAGAACGTTCCATTGATAGGACTTTCTGAAATGGGAGCATTTAACACCCCTCCCGCTTCAATGATGCCACTGCTAATGTTGTCCCAACGATTTTCGTCTGTTTGTACGTAAATATAGGAACCTGGCTGCACTGGCGCTTCTGTTGGAAAAGTTTGGAACTCCACAGCCCTTCTAACATGCCGCCTTTGCATGCACATCAGCATTCCGTAGTGCAATGCCTGCGTGCGAGACGTGACGAACTGAGACAAATCAAACGTAGCTCTACGCGCATCGGCATCATTTACATCAGACAGCGATACTACGAGGCTTGTATTCTTAGGGAACACACCGTCTCGTTCAGGAGCACGATAGATGACAGTAGCCACTAAGTCCTGTGTTGAATCTCCATAGTCCAAAAACTCTTCTTTGTAACTGTCTTCCAGAATATTGCCCTGATTAAATAATGCACTAATCGTCACCACTCTATTGATGCGCCCCGTGTTGTCAGTAGGCAATGCGGGAATCAGCGTATCTCGCCCGCCAATTCGCGCCAGTTCCAGCATGCAGTAAGGAGCTGTCTCAGCCCAGAATTCACGCCACGATGTAATATCAGCAATCACGCCATCCATATAGTATCCCATCGTCTTGTTCATTTTCTTGGCAAATGCAAGCTTTTGCAGATCCACCCCATTGATATTTGCAAATTTGCCGATGCCATTCTTGGGATCCAGAAGAGTGTCAAGGAAAATGTCTGAAGCAAAATTACTAGGGCCATCGGGGCTAGCAGGATAAGCGCCAGTGCCTTCATTGATTCTCCTCACACGCTTTCCTTTAAGGACAAATGCGCTCAGTGAACGCAGACTACGCACGCCTTGGCCACTAAAGCAATTAAAGCCAACGAGAGTGAGATCTTGATAAATGGCAGGGAAATTAGCATCATAATTTAAATCTTGCTGTTGTTCAGTGACTGCAGTAATTTCAAACTCAGGACCACTTTCAAACGAAAAAGAAATATTGGCATCAGATGAACATGCCTTAATCACTTCCTTAGCGCCCGTCGATGTATCGCCGTCAGTAATTAACGATGGAGGATAGAGGCACCATTCATCAATAGCGAAAGGGCTTTTATTGCGAGGGGGAAGATTGCTAGTAGCGGGCTGTCTAGTGCTGCCATAGAACTTGACTTTTCCAATGCCGCCTGGAATATCAAGCGTAGAAATGTTCTCTACTGTTTGACCGGCAGACAGATAGACAAAAGGAAGCGGTCCATGCTTCCTCATTTCAGAAGGCGTATCAAAGACCGGCTCAAACCTAAAGGCCCAACGCTTAGATGAATCAGGCGCTTCAAAATACAATGGAAAGAAGAAGTCATTATCAGCAGCTCGCCGTAAAACAAAAATACGTGGCACCAAGGACCAGTTAGAAGAAGTGGCTTCTCTCACGAACATCAAAAAGAAAGCACTGCGATGCTTGAGTCCATTGTCGGACTGCCTATAGTTATTAACTGTCACATCTCCATATTGTTTCTGCCTTCCCTGTATGCGCATGAATACTTTGCCACGAATGGCGAAGTTTACCACTTTACAATCGGACACTGTTTCATATGAAGCTTCTTGAATTTTTGTCAAGCATTTTGTAACGAGAAAATCATTAAGCCCCTCTGGGCTTGCAAGCGTAGCTTTAATGGCGGCAATTCGCGCGTCTATAGCATCGATTTGATTCGTAATATCAGCGTTGTATCTATCAATGGCTGGCTGATCAATTTGAATGACGGAAGCAATGCGGCTCTCCACTTCCCGCATTGTATTGCGCACTGCTCTCAAAATTTGCCTTTCTTCGCGAGCGCCTAGTTCTCCTTTGTTCCTTCTGTTGTTAATAATTGGGGCGAAGTCAGTATTGTTTACCACCGTAAAACCAGCTACGCTTGAAAAGCTGCTTTGAACATCATTGACAACGCGCTCAAGTTCAGCAAGATAATTGAATAGCTTTTGATCTGCAAACTGGTCTTGCTCTACCAGGCGCTGCAATCTATCGCGATTGGCGCGTAAGCGAGTCTTGACTTCGGAAATTCTTGCGCGCTTTCCCGCAATAGCCTCATTTTTATCACGGTCCGGTTGGTTTGTTTTTCTGATTTCAGTGATCTCTTCTCGAAGCTCTTCAAGTCTATTTTCATCCGCGCTAATTTGATTTGCTAAATTTATTCCTCTATCAGAGAACAGGTCTTCGTTTCTACTAACAAACTCATCCAACTCTGCCCTATTGGACTTGTTAATGCGCTTGTACATGATCATATCATCAAGCAGCGTTTCTAGCTGGTTGTAATATGAATTAAACCTATTGAACGCAGATCGCTGTGCCGCCGTTAAATTTTGTACAGTAATTGTCGGATTGAAAAGCGTGGCTAGTCGCTCTTTTTCCGCTTTTAGAGCAGGAATTTCGGAACTAAGTTCATCTTCCTGTTGTAATGTACTGCGAGTGCTGTAGTCTTCCTCTGGTCCAAAGCCACTTTCGGTGCATTGCAACGTCACGTTCAGAGCGGCATTGTTTAAATCTTCGCTCCCGCTCATGCCAACCACTTTAAACTTGGCACTGCCAAGCTTGTAAATACTGGCACCATCAATGGAAGAAGCAGCGACCAAGCGATCTTCTTCCGCTGCCTTTTCTGCTAAGTCTCCTTTGCCATCAGTTTTTGCAATGCGCAGCTTTACTTGCTGCCCAACGGGAAATGGCGTGCGAGCGCTGCCGTATGTACCCGGCCAATAAATACCCTTATCTTCCATCTCAATGCGATTAGGGCTACCCTTCGGGGAGCCATCATCTTCCCGCTCAAAAATATTTACATTGATTGGAATGGGGCTAGTAATGCCAAATTCAGAAAACGATGAAGGGGAAAATGCCTGGCTAAAGCCACTAAACGATTCAGTAGAAACAATGTAAGGACGGTAAGCAAGTTCACCGCCAGCTCTGCCTGTGCGAGATGGATCAGACGTGTCGCCTGGCGGATTTAGAAGATTGCTAAAAGCAATAGGACCGCCATTGCGGAAATACAACCAATTACCGGCGTTAACGAATTGCCTGAGTGGCACTTGTCCAAAAGCAGTGCGATTAGGAGCAATTTCTGTAATATCAGAGCTGCCAATGGTCGCAAGCATTTGCATGTATTGCTTGCCTCCATGGCTATGCACAGCAGACCATAGCAACGACGAAGCCACTCTCACTCCGCCATCGGGATTAGTATCAATGTCTGTGTAAACCAAATTAACAGGATCGCCATATTGCGCTAAGTCTTGAGCGCTATCAAAGCCGAACCTAGGGCTATATCTGCGCTCTCTACGACCAACGCCTGCTCTTGCTTCTTGAGGAATCTGTGGACGCGGCATCAACAACGCAGACGCCACCGATGCAAGCGTTCCTACGATGGAAAGAACAAGAGCAACAGTTTCGATGCCATTGCGAATATCTAAAATGCTGCCATCTTTGATGTCCTTATATTGCTCTTGATAAGCAATGAAACGAAAATAATCTTCTTCTGTAATGCCAAGAGTGTCAATCAAGGCACGTTCGTAAGGAAGAAGGCGTCTCATCACTTAATATCAGGCAGCATTGCAAATAGCTTAATCGCAGAAAGAGATGGTTCGGCCACCCAGAACGACCTTGCTCCTTTTGCAATGATAAGTATCCCCCTATCATAAACTACTCCCACTGCCAACTCACCACTAAGATTCTTCATTATTGCTACATTGCCATCGTTTAATTCTGTAGTCTTCTTTCCGTTGGTCAATAACCATCGCATAATGCGAGGCATTGGCAGATTGCCTGCATCATATTGATCATACGCCCATTGAAAATCTTGCTCGTAATCGTGAAGCCCTAGTCGTCTTCGTGCTTCACAAACCAGCATGAAACAATCACTTTTGCCATTGCCATCCGCAGGTCGAGCCCGTCGCTCGTAAGACAGACCAATTAGATCATTGATCATTGCAGGATCAAATCAGAGTTCAATGGGAGAATGCCTGCATTTTGCCTGGATAATTGCTGCCCTGGAAATCCAGCACCCACGCTATCCATTGCGCTCCTGAAGCGTAGTTCAATCGTAGTGTCACTAAATGCAGCACCCACACCGACATAGTATTCCACATATTGACTGGTCACTGTATAAGCTGCATAGTTCGTCAAGTCCCCACTATTTGCCATCCATACTGTCTTAAGTTCTAGAGTGCTAAGCCTATTGCCTTCTGCATCTTCTACCATCGCAATAGCGAAAGGAGAATGTGGAAACAAAAGCTGCAAAGCAGGATTGTCTCCTCCCAATGCGGCAGTGGAGCCCTGCGCTTGAAATGGCGCATGACGATACAAAGGAGAAGCGCTGCCAGGAATTGCTACGGCAGTAAAATCCTTGCCAAAGAAATAGTTCTGATAATAGTGCGAGCGTCCATTTGCTGTTTGAATAAAAGCAAAATGCGCCACTCGAATTGTTGGCATCATTGTAATCAGGCCCCAGAATAATCAAGCTCGCCAATCAGGCTCACTGTAACAGTGCTTCTTCCATTGAACACACTTTCAACTTGCGGAGGCTGAGCGTATTCCCAGAGAATGCTGGTTGGAGCTTGTACAACGCCGCGAAGGCTATCGCTCATGCCAGAAAACGTATCGTTGGGCAGAGTAAAACGCGCGTAGTTTCCGGCTTGTCCATAGTAATGATCAAGAATAAGCTTCACACTAGCATCAGTGATGTTGGCAAACTCTAGTTCGATGGAATGACCAAATGAACGATTGCCAAAGATGCGCTTGACAGTGGCGCCAGAAAGTCCTCGATAAACTTTCGTAGGGAATTGTCCCGGTGCATAAGAGCGCCTAGTGGGTCTGATAGAAGGAAAAACTGCCATTAGCGCATACCAATGCGAGAACGAGTGGAGGGGCTTTGTTTGATTTTATCTAAAGTCATTGCCATGCCTTGTTTTGCTCCTCCAGAAATGGAAGCACGACGTGTTTCTGCCATGGCCATTTCTAACTGCTCCCTGCTTACATACTCTACGCCATTGATCTTGGTAGTCTCGAATTTCATATTGAGAGAAGGAGCGGCGGGCATGCCAGGAGCATTGCCTCCCATTAGATCGCGGGCAGACTTGCCGCCAAGCTGCACGGGAATGCTCTTGCCATCGGGAAGGGGAACAATGGCTTCGTTGTAACGCCCTTCACCTACAAGGCCAAGAGTGGGGCCGGAAACGACGCCACCGTTGGCAAAGGCTCGGAAACCTCCGGGAGCAATGCCGCCATTGGCAAACGTCAAGTTAGGGGCCATGTTTCCAGCCGCGTCTGTATATTGCCGCATGGGAGCAAGAGTGCCTTCTGTAATGCCAGATTTCGACATGTCCGCTCCGCCGCCTCCTCCAAGACCTGCAAACATTTTCGCAATGCCAATGGCGATGTAAGTAGCAATCATTTGCGAAGCAGCTTGAGAAAGCGCTTGGCCAACGCTTTGTAAAAAGCTGGCAAACACTTCTTTAGCAGTGGCGGTGCCAGCGATCATGTTAGTCACGCCTTCAGTGAGAACATTTGCAAAAGCAGAACTTACGCCTTGAATGGCACCTTGTAGACCTTCAAAAACGCTACGAAGCTGCATTGCCGCTGTCTCAATGTTGGCAAGTTGAGTGGCGTAATCAACATCACCTTTTGTATCAATCATTGCCTGCTCAAAAACAGAAGCAGCTTCTCCAATAAAACCTGCACGTAGACCACCGCCGATCATGCCAGTCTCTGTCCGTTTAGCCTCCAATGCCTGACTTAATTCTTTTTCTCGTGTAATTTCTTTCTCTATTCCCAGCAAACGGTCAAGTTCCGCTGCTAGCTCCATGATCTTCTTCCGTCGTGCCTCCGTGAGCGGAATATCTTTTTCCTTAACGCCTTTCAATTGTTCAAACAGCATCAATTCTGCCTTTTGAACGTTTGTCGCCTCTCCTTCAGATACATTTAATGCATTGATTGATAGCGTAAGTTCGGCAATCTTTTTCTCGTAGTCTTCCGCGATATTAGAAAGGTCTCCTAAAACAGCCTTATTGTATTCATATTTCAAACTACTTCTCTCACTCGCTGCAGTTTGATTAGCTTCGGCCATTGCCAACTTGGCATCTGCTGCGGACATCTT